CAACAATATTAGGGGAATTTAAATGAGTTTTCAAGTTGATGGACAGAATAGTTTCATTTCGAAACTAGCTAAAGGAGGCGCGAGAGCTTCCCTTTTTGATGTAAATATTTCACTCAAAGGGGATGCGTCAACTACTGGTACCAATCCAAACTTCAAATTTATGTGTAAAGGTGTGCAAATCCCTGCTAACGCATTAGGTATAACTACTGTTAATTATTTTGGTCGTGCGGTTAAGATTCCAGGCAATAGAACGTTTGAGGATTTAACAACAACTGTTATAAATGATGAGGGATATTTCATCAGAAACCAATTGGAAAGTTGGATGCATAAATTGAATTCGCACCAAGGTAATGTACGTGATGCAACCATGGTAAAAAAGTTAGATGGTTACACTGCGGATATGACAGTATGGACCTATGCGAAAACAGGGGATTTTGATCAAGGATATAAATTTGAAAATTGTTTTCCAACTGCACTAGATCAAATTGATGTAAATTGGGATCCAAATGATGCAGTAATGGAATATACAGTTACCTGGTCTTACGATTATTGGGAGCACATAGGTATAACCGCTGATTTTGACGGATAAACGAGATAATTTTTAAGGATAGAAAAAATGCCAGATTTTAGAATAAGCTCTTTTACGAGCAAGTTACAAGGTGGTGGAGCAAGATCCAATCTCATGGAAATGACATTGGGGACAGTCCCAGGAGGCGGCACTGCTACAGATTGGAAATATTTGTGTAAGGGTTCTCAAATACCACCATCAAATATTACACCAATTGAGGTACCTTATTTTGGCCGCCAAGTGAAAGTTGCTGGGGAAAGTAGAGAATTTCCTGCCTTATCTACCATAGTCGTTAATGATGAAATGCATACCCTGAAAAGCGCACTTGAGAAGTGGATGGCGATTCTTAACGGCCACAAATCAAATAAGGCCAAAGAAGGCATATTCGCGACCAGAAGTAGTTATACTACTCAAATGACATTAAAAATGTTTAAAAAAGATGGTGAAAAAGATCAAGAGTGGAAGTTTATCGGCGCTTGGCCATCAAATGTATCAGCTATTGATTTAAGTTGGGATTCAGGGAACACAATTCAAGAATTCACCGTAGATTGGCAGTATGACTACTACACACATGAGCAAGCAAACGTTACGTCATAATAACCCGTTTGCTTTAATACTTATAGATAGAAATATATTATGAAATTATTTGGATTTAATATTGAGAGAGATCGTAAACCCGACTTACCTGCACTAAGTTTCCCGGAAAATCAGGAAGGTGCTATCGAAGCCACTTCGGCTGGTGGTGCCTTTGCTTCTTATCTTGATTTAGAGGCATCTGCTAAAACTGACGCTGATTTAATAATGAAATATAGGGAAATGGCAGAGCATCCCGAATGTGATATGGCAATTGAAAATATTATTCAGGAAGCCATTGTTACCAACCAAGCAAGAAATCCCGTTGATTTAGACTTAACTCATACAGATTTATCAAAAAATCTTCAAGATAGAATTTCGGATGAATTTGAAATTATCTTGAAATTACTTGATTTTAATAATCAAGCATATGATATTTTTTAAGCGTTGGTATATTGAAGGTAGAATCTTTTATCATGCAATGATAGATCCAAAAGAAATTGAAAAAGGAATTCAAGAATTAAGATTAATTGATTCTTTTAAAATTAAAAAAGTTAGACAAATAATCCCAGATCAAAAACAAGCACCTGGTGTTTTCAAATTACCTAAATTTGAAGAGTATTATTTGTTCAATGAAAAAGGATTATTAACACCAAGTCAAATGGGTGTTAAGGTAGCTCCAGATTCTATGATAATGGCACATTCAGGAATAATGACAAGAGATAAGAAATTCGTTGTTTCTCATTTACATAAAGCCATTAAAGGATTAAATCAATTAAGAATGTTGGAAGATGCTGTCGTAATTTATAGAATAGCAAGAGCACCAGAACGAAGAATATTCTATATTGATGTAGGCAACTTGCCCAAGCAAAAAGCTGAGCAGTATCTAAAAGATATTATGACAAGATATAAAAATAAGCTTGTA